ATGCTTGCGAAAAGAAGCGTTGTAAGAGGTTTGTTTCCAAGCGGTATCTGCGCCGTACAACAACTTACAAAAATCTACGCCTATCGGCTCTGATTCGGGAAACTCTAAATTATTCACAGCGTCATTTGCTATAACGATAACTTCTTGCACGACATTGTTTTCGTTTAATTTTGCAAAGTGCGCCATAAATCACCACCTAATCGTGCCGGAACCGTTGAACTGATAAATACGGTTACTGCCAGAAACAGAAACAACCGGAGACCCGGTGGTTGTTGCAATAGGTAGCGAAGAACTGCAACTAATAATTATGACGCCCGAACCGCCAGCACCACCGCTGTAGCCGGGGCCGCCGCAAGCATAGGCGCCACCGCCACCGCCGCCGCCAGTATTAGCGGTGCCGTTACCACCAGGGATGGCCTCACCAGCGCCACCGCCGCCGCCAAGTCCACCCGGAGTCGGGTTAATGACTGTGCCGCAGTAACCACCGCTCGCGCCACCGCCGCCGTAGTATGTAGAAACGCCAGTAATAGACGACGTAATACCATTGCCACCCGGACGACCGCCGCGTTGAAACGGTGAGTTAGTAACGCCAACTGCGCCTGCACCGCCACCGCCGCCACCGCCGATGTCGGGAAACAAATATGAGCCGTCGCCGCCTTTGTTGCCTTGCCCGGCAGTACCAGCGGCGCCTGTTTCATTAACGCCCAAAGAGCCACTGTTTGTCGGGCTACCGCCACCACCAGACCCGCCCGAAGCCGGAGCCAAAATAAGAGGACCGCCGGAGATGTTGGTGCCAGCACGACCTCCGCCAATGGCGGTTACTGTTGTAAATCCGGCGCCAGAAATAGACGAATTGGCGCCATTTGCGGCTTGAATTAACGCGCCAAAATTATTTCCTGCGCCGCCACTTCCTACAGTAACCGTGTAAGTTATGCCCGAAGAAAGAGTAGCGCTTGGCGAAGTTAAAACGCCGCCCGCTCCACCGCCAGCCAACGCAGAAGTGCCGCCGCCGCCGCCGCCAGCAACAACAAGGTACGAAGCGGTTACAGGAAAGATGGGCGGCGTACTTGCTTTGCCAAGGGCAATAACAGACCCTAGGCCCATCTTCAGGCCGTTACGAAGCGGTACGCCGTAATAGCGAGCCATCGGCTTTAGTTCTGGTTAATGGGCTTTGCGTAGACAGTGCCGCTTGCCGACACTTGGATGGCACTCACGCGCCACGGAGCGCCAGAACCCGGCGGAACCTTAAACGGGATCGGCGTGTTAGCCGGAACCGGGGTGCTGCTGGTCGTAGCGGTTACGCCAACGCCAACCGACACATACGCATCGGACGTACACCACACCACGACGCCTTCTGGGCCTGAGTCCCAAGTAGCCGTAGAGCCAGCGGTGCCTGTGTAGGCCGCAGTTCTGGCCGGGTACAGGCTGTCGTTAAGTGGATTCAGTAATTCCATTGTCTATACCTCAAGCCAAAAACTTTAATTTGTAGATAGTGGACAGGTACAACTCGAAGATGCCGTCCAGCAGGTTTTGCAGGGTAGCGTCGTCTTTACTGACGACCTTATACCGCATTTCCTCTAGGTCTTTAAGTTCCTTCTCCAGAAAGTCCAGCACGTTGTTCGACTTCTGGGCAGATGCCAGCGCAATCGGGCCGATTAGGCCGTACCGACCCTGATATGCCTCTGCAAACGTGTCTGCCAAGGGAATGATGCCCTCGTAAAACTTCTGCAACGCTTTGTGCTTTGCGTAGTTACGGGTATTCAGGTGGGTGCTGTGGGTCACATCCCGAGCCAAAAACAGCCGTCCGATAAAGACTTCGCAGGTCATTGCGGCGGTAACTCCATGCCCATCTCAGGCGGCATCATAGCCTCACGCTGCATCGGCGCCACGAGGTCGCCTGATGTCATCATGCCGCTGATGGTGCCCAAGACAATATCTTGGATCTGCTCGGGCGTCATGCCCGCTTGGACAGCGCTAATGCGCTTCGTCTCCGCATCATACGCCTTGATGTCGACTTCACGGGCTTCGATCGACCTCTGGACGTTATCCAGCATGACCCGCATTTCATCCATCTGAGATCGAAGCTGCTCGTTCTCCATCTTGGCCGCTTGAATGGCTGGATCCTCTTCATCCTCCAGCAGTCGCGGCTCGATGGTCTTCTGCAAGCGCTTGGCAATCTCCTGAGCGCCCGGCCAGTCCATGTTCTTGACGAACAGGTCGCCAGCCACAGCCCACAGGTTCGGGTTAGCCTGCAGAATTTGACCCATCGCATCCATCGCCTCTTGGCGCTTGGTCAGGTAGGACGGGCCCGTTGTGACGGCCACGTCGTATTTACCAACAGACGGGTTGTAAATCTTGGCGATCACGATGCCCGACTGATCGCGAATTTCGCGCACTGGCTCGGCTTGCGTCGGGTCGATGCGTGCGGTGTCAGTTTCACCGTCGATACCAATGATGCGCGCGATGCGCTGGGTGTCGTAAATTTTCGGGATCAAATCAACGAGTTGGCGCGTCCCGTAGCGTATAGCGCGAGCTAAGTTGTCAATGTAGTGATATGAACCTGTGTCGCCTTGCCGTTCACGCGCCAAAATGGCTCGACCTGAGCGCTCGTTAGAAGTTTCGCCCAGGCTCGAATCGTAGTATCCAGTGGTCGATTTAATGTCGTCCGAGGCGCCCATTTTGGCTTGAATAAGCCCAGTTTGCGCCAAAGGCGGCTGTGCGCGTGCCGGAAGCGGCAAAACAGCGCCTTGGCCGTCGGTAACGTCGGGATTGACCTCCAAATAAGGGTAATTTTGGACGTTTGCCGTCTTCCACTGATGCTCGTAGCCTTCAAACTGACCGGCGTAGCCGATAAATGGCGCTTTTGGCGCCAAGGCAAGCATTTCTGCCTCTTGAGACACCCAATAGTTGTACATACGCTGGGCATCTTTGGCGTTTCGCACCAAACCCGAGATGTACAGGCGTCCGTCGACCTCAAATTCGTTGCCAATCACGCGAATGACAGGAATCCACTTACCCGGCCAGTCGTTTTCTTCCAAAATTTCGTAGCCGTTGGTCTTCATCCACTTAATTTTGCGGATGTCGACCTCACGGGTGCGCAGCGGACGCACGCCCATCATTTCCATCTGCCGCGCTTCGGGTGATCCGGCGTAGGCAGTCTGGTTGTTGGGGTACAAATGAAGCGTGGCTTTCTCGTATACGGCGTAGAAATACTCCGCAATACGCACCGTATCTTCCATAATCCACTGCGACATGGCCTCATCGCCAACGCCACGAATAGCGATTGACGAAATAGGCTCGGCGTCTGGGAACAGGCGCTCAAACTCGCTTTGCGGCATGTCTTCAGTGATAAAGCAATACTCCGCATCAGAGCCGCACGGGTCTTGAATGTGCGGATCCATGTACACGCTAAACGAGTTACGGATGCGCTGTAGGCGCAAGTCCTGATCAAAGCTCGTCTCGTCGCAGTATTCCGTCAAAATGCGGAAATACCCTTCGCCGTAGGTGACTTGGTTGTCGCACGCCGTGTCATACACCACGTCCGCGTCCGACATATATTCAATATGCCGCACCATGCCGTTGAAGACTTCGGCGACCTCGATGTCCGCCTTGTCATCAACCGGGATGACTTTGCCCGACGGCCTGTTCTGACGCTGGTCGTTTGTGACCTGGCGCACATGTTGCGGCAGCTTGTTGATCGTCAAGCACGGTCGCGCATTGATCGTCTGGCCCTGCACCGCACCGCGCGTTGCCAGCACCTCTTGCGGCCACTGCCAACGGTTGTCCGGCGAGCCTGCCATGAAACGCAAGTCATCGAGCTCGCTATCACGCGACTCGCTGTACGCCGACAAGGACTGTTCAAGACGCTTACGCATCCTCGCCAATACGTCCGCCGCATCGTTCTTACTGCGTGACTGCGGACTGTTGGCGACTTGCGCCGCGCCCTTGATGCCTGTCGGGTCTTTAGCCATGATTACTTCTTGCCCTTCTTAGCCGCCGCGCGGCGCTTGACCGCATACGCAATGGCAACCGCTTGCTTCTGCGGTTTGCCTGACTGCATCTCAGCTTTAATGTTCTTACGGAAGGCGCCTTTGCTTGCGCTTTTAACAAGCGGCATTAGCGCATCCCTCCGCGACCTCGCGGACGCACCGGCGATGGGCGAAAGTCCACCGTAGTGCCGATAGCGTCGCTACTCATCTCGCGCTTTGGCATCCGAGGTTTTTGCATCTTTGGCGCGCTTGCGCGGCTTTGCGTGATCATGTCGCCGATCGTTGCGCCGGGCGACACGCCGGTTGGATTTCGGTAGTTCATTACTTTTTACCTTTTTTGGCGGTTTTGGCGGACTCTCTGAAATCTTTGGCGTTGGGGGCTCCCTTCGCACCAGGCTTACGCATCTTCTCACCGCTGCCTGCAGCGATGCGAGCACGCTTTCGATTGATATTCTCATAGAGTCCCCGTTTAGCTGCCATTGTTAGCACTTCCATCGTTTAAGTGATGCTTTGGCTCGCTCACCGTTTTTAGCGTTGCGAGCCACGGCGCCCATGCGGGCACAGAATGACTTTTTACGACCGGCGTCCGCTTTGGTCTTGGGGCTGGGCGCGGGGGCTTTGAGCTTGCTCCCCGTCTCGCGGTTGTACTTCGCGCGGCCTTTGGCAGTAAGCCCCGCCCCTGCCTTGGTAGACAGCTTTTCCCCGCGCCCAACCGACAGTGAGACAGACTTGCGAGCCACTTATGCTCCCATCCAACTGCCCGCCATGTCCCCTTGGTGGTAGACCACGCGGCGAGCCTTCTCCCTATATTCGCGCTGCCCGAGCGGAAATGCAAATGTCACCGCGAGCGCGTCGGCCGCGTCAGGGCTTGCAAGCCCTCGCGACTTCATCTCTTTCTTACCTTCTAAGAAGATCGTACCCGATGAGTTCGGCTTCTGCGTCGGCCCGCACAGGTCGGTCATGAGCTGCCGATCGTTCGGTATGTGCCCCTCGCGCAGCCAGTCACGCATCGTGCCCCAGAGCTCCGCACGCTTGTTGCCCCACATCACCGGGTTCTTCGCCTTCCACCCAAAGTTAACCCCGCGCACCTTATAGCGCTGCTCCTTGAGCCGATCGAGGATGCCGTACCCGAGTCCGCCCTCGTCGATGACGGTAAACACCGGGTTGAACTCCTCGATCGCATCAATAACGCGTCCCACCGTCGTCATGGTGTCGTCGCCCTTGTACCGCTTGATCGCGATGATGTCGCGCCCTTGCCGCGCCACGATCACGGTGCTGTCGGCGCCTGAGCGCGCTGGATCCACCCCGAGCACGATCGGCGCC